CAACCTGCTGATGAGGTTTTGTGGATCGTAAGCCCAGCCTAGATGTCGAGGTGTTGTTGCGATCTGGATATCCTCGGATATCGGACGAAGCGATCAACGCCGATCGCGACCTAAAGCTGGTTGTCGTGTCGCTCAAAGCCCACGAACGCCCGCTTCCCGAAGCTGCCGAATGAGTCTCCGTAATCCCCTGCTAGCGAAGCCGAACCTCGGCCATTTGGCATTGATGGCCCGCTTCTATCAAGAACGGACAGAAGCGCGAGAATACGACGTAGGCCATTCCCGATCCGAAGCGGAGCGGCTTGCGTGGGGTGAGACGCAACTCCGCTGGCATGCCGAACGCGGCAAGAAGGCTCCTCCGGGTATCTGTGCCGGCTGCCAACGAGACCTGAAAGACATTGAGCCATCGATAGAGCTAGGCGATGGCACTCGGGTACATCTCCGTCACGACCACGGATGCCTGATCAAGCATGGCCAACGCTGGCGAAGCGCGGCAGATCGTGCGCTCATAGCGATAGGGCTAGAGAAACCACACGGGTTCACGAATGATTGACCGTAAAGGCGCGTAGCGGACAGGGAACGGCGGCCCCTATCCGCTACGTCTTCCCACGCCGTTGCGGACTGACGTGAGCGGGGCCAAGGATAGCGACATTGCCTAACGACGTACAGCCTGAACCATGTAAGGTGTGCGGCTCCATGCCATGGGAGAACTGCGGCGGCGGCAGCAAATGCCCAACGCCGTCGAGTCCCCAAGATCCGCCCATCTCATGGCATCAGGTGATGGTGGTACCACCAGACCTGTACGACAGACTAACACCTGAGATCAGGGCAGAGTTTGAGTTTCGATACGGCCCGACCGAGTTCGTTTGCTCCAGGCTGGCGCTAGACAGCGATCTATAAGCCAGCTATCGGGGGTTTTTAGAAAGATTACAAACAAGCCCAAATGCACCTTTGATTGACCCTTCCCGAGCCGCAGAGGAAGTCCTACACTCATAAGTAGAGGGGCGGGGAGGGGAAACGCCCAGGGCGATGCCCGCCTGGCAACCGGTTCCGGGGATCTGCTTTGCTACACCTCCCGTTAGGGGTTAAGACGTTGATCCATGCCACGTAAATCAGCTGAAGAGCGGTCGGGTGATCTGTATCGTGCTGGGGCCGCACCGCCGCCGCCGCCGGACGATCTTGACGATCTTGGCAAAGGATTGTGGCGCCAGATTGCCTCGTCCAAGCCGGCTGATCAATGGAACCCGGGCGCGTTAGATCTGCTGAAGACGTTTTGCCAGATTTCGGTTCAGCGAGATCGGCTGGTTGAACTGCTGTTTATCTACAAACCTGGCACCCAAGAGTATCGCGGTGTTTTTGAGCAGACGAATGCGTCTGCAAAGACATTGAAGTCGCTTGCAGATGGTTTGCGGTTGACAATTCAGAATTTGGTCGATCGTAAATCTGGACGGATTACCGAGAAGGGCGTCGGGACGCAGGAGCCCGAGAAGCGTATGCTTTTGGGCGGTAAGGCAGTATGGCGAGAGCAAGAGCCCGGAAAACGAAAGACAGTGAATTAGCGCGGCAGCGTGCTGAGGATGTTATTTCGTTCGTTGAGCAATATCTAGTAGTTCCAGAGGGAGTTCATGTTGGTCGCAAGATGCGGTTGCGTGAATGGCAAAGAGATATAATTCACGAGATTTACGGATCTCCGACACGGCAAGCCATTATTTCCATGGCTCGCAAGAATGCGAAGACGTGTTTGGCTGCGATGTTGGTTTTGGCGCACCTTGTAGGCCCGGAGGCTAAGCGGAACGCGCAGATTTACTCGGCGGCACAATCTCGCGATCAGGCTGCTCTTGTGTTCGGGTTGGCGTCGAAGATGGTTCGGATGAGTTCCGAGCTGAACGATCCGAGCAGGGTCGTTGTTCGGGACTCGGCGAAAGAGCTGTACAGCCCGCTAACGGGCGTGAAATACAAGGCGCTCTCGGCGGATGCGACGACGGCCTACGGCTTTTCTCCGGTTCTTGTCATTCATGACGAGCTTGGGCAGGTCAGAGGCGACCGGTCGGAACTTTACGATGCTCTTGAGACGGCGATGGGGGCCCAGGCTGAGCCGCTGTCGATCATCATCTCCACACAGGCACCGACGGCTTTAGATTTGCTGTCGGTGTTGATCGACGACGCGAAGACGAAGGCCGATCCGATGCAGAAGCTCATCTTGATGAGCGCCGCAGAGACGGACGATTTGGAGGACGAGAAGACCTGGCGTAAGGCGAACCCTGCGCTCGGAGATTTCCTCAGCATCAGTGAAGTTCGAGGCTTGGCGGCCAAGGCATCTCGGATGCCATCGTTTGAGGCGAGTTTTAGGAACCTTCATCTAAATCAGCGAGTTGCAGCTCTTAACCAGCTTTTCCCATTGTCGGTTTGGGAAGCGAATGGTGAGGAGCCGGATCTTGCCGCCTTTTCGGATGGCCCGGTGTATGCGGGGCTAGATCTTTCGGGGAAGCAGGATCTAACGGCCTTGGTGCTGATCGCCAAGAGCGGCGGAAAGTGGAATGTATGGCCGCATTTCTGGACGCCTGAGGCGACGATGCGCGACAGGGCGGCTCGGGATCGAGCGCCTTACGATGTGTGGGCCTCGAAGGGGCAGCTAAACGCTGTGCCCGGGGTTACGATCGATTATGGGTTTGTGGCGAACAAGATCGCCGAGATTTCAAAGCGATGCAACCTGAAGTCAGTGCAGTACGATCGATGGCGGATCGATGATCTGCGGGCTGCTCTGGTGGCGATAGGTGCGGATGTGCCGCTTGACGATTGGGGCCAGGGGTTCAAGGATATGGCTCCGGCGATTGATGCCCTAGAGGTCGAGGCGCTGCAGGGGAATCTGCGGCACGGCATGCATCCGGTTTTGACGTGGAACGCGGCCAACGCCGTTATTTCGACGGACCCTGCAGGGAACCGTAAGTTTGAGAAGGCCAAGGCTACGGGTCGGATCGATGGTCTTGTGGCGCTTTCCGGCGCTTTGAGGGCGACGATTGCGGTCCAAGAAGCCGAACGGTCTCCGGAATATCAGATGTTTTTTGTCGGGCGATCTTGTAGTGTGCCTGCTCGGCTTTAGGCGAAAGCCTAACAGAGTTGCCGTCGGCGCCGAATGTCGGAGGTATAGCCTTAACCCGCTATACCGCCGGTTTAGTCGTGTATCTTCCCCATACGGACTCAAACTGATGACGTTCAGGTCGCCGGCGGCAGCCTCTTCGCTGTTGACTGTTTAGCGAGGGCTGAATTATGCGAAAAGTGTTCTTAGCGGTGGTTTCTCTGTGCTGTTCGTTTCCGGCTTTCGCTCAAGCTCCGCCGCAGACCGTAGATGGGCCAAAGGCTTTACCAGTCCCGGTCGAGAAAGGCTCCCCCAATCCTTTGGCGAGCGTGGCGCATCCGGGCGTTGCGATGGTTATGTGCCCACAAGCCCCGACCGTAACGCAGGCTCCAGAGCGTATATCCAGGCAGGCTCGAGACGCTGCGGCAAGCCAGGATGTAAACCTGAAACAGTGGGCGGTTCATTGTCCAAGGGACAAATAGGGTCATGGACCCCGCGATGATCCTTTACCTGCTGTATGGTTTGCTGAATGCTTTAGGGCTCGCGCCGTGAGGCGTGGAATGGATGAGGGCCGATAGGCCCACACAGAGGTTGCCGCTGGTGCCGGACCGGGAACGTCAGGTATTGGCTTTTACCCGCTAGCATACCGGATCAAGGTTCTGTCTCCCCAGTGGGACCTTGGTTATGACCGAGCAGGCTCGGAGGGGTCGGGAGCGGCAACATTTATCCTTCGCCGGTAGCGCCGTTAGCGGCTCGGCTTTTCGCTCGGCGGCGAAGTTCGTTTATTAGCTCCAGATCTGAGCAATCTCTAAGACCATCGCGCGCCGCGATCCGTCGCGACGGGTCTGGTGATTGATGGAGAAGATCCCTTACCTCCCTTAAGCTCCCTTTTCCAAAATCAGGGATAGAGAGCAATACATGGTCAGGCACATCCCTGACCTCGTCAATTGATTTGAAGTGCCAAGAAAGGCGACTTGCTACTCTGTAGTTTAGTCCAAGTTTGTCCTTAAAATAGTCCATGTTTTTTCGCCACTCTTTTTCAGAAACGTGTTGCAGTAATTCTTTATACACCTTGTTGCTCCTTTTGCTTCTTGAGCTTGGCTCGCCACCTACGCATGTTCTCGCGAACAACGGCATTGTAGCGAATTCTCAATTCTTCGTCGGTTAAGGACTCTAGCGATGGCTCTCTGTCAAATGTGTTGGGGACGGGGAGAGCTTTGTCCGCCGCTGACCTTCGGCTTGGCGCGGGTTTCTGTACCTTGCGGGGAATGCGGCGGCTCGGGGGTTGAGCATTGTTGCGAGGGGCTTCGGGAGCAGCCTTCATGTGTCCCTGATGAGGACATCAAGCCTCATCCGTAGATCTTTGCTTCCGGCTGCGGCGCATGGCTTCTCGGGAGTGTTCCCGGCGGGCATCACAGAAGCTGCATTCTCCGTGAGGGGCGTAGAGCTTGGCTGCGCCGCCTGACCGAGATTTCTCCTCGGCTGGTGCGGGAACCGCCGCTGCTGGGACCGGCTTGGCCGGTTTTGCGGCGGGCGCGCGCTTGGCGACGGCTGCCCACACTCCAGCGAAGCCTTCCTTGGTGGCTTGTTTCGCCTTGGGGCAATCGCATAGAGCCCAGGTTGCCGCGGATCTGTTGGCGCAAAAGCAGCATGTCATGCGGCTTGTTATACAACGTTATACAACGGAAATCGATTTCAAATTATGCGGAAGCTGATCCCGGCGCTGGTCGCCGTCTCTCTCCTATCCGGCTGTGTCGGCACTTTCGATCCTCTGGAGCGTGGCGCGCAGGGCGCTGCTGGAGGGGCGGCCGCAGGCTGTGCCATGGGTGCGGCAATGACGATATGGGCTGGACCGGTGGCGGCGGTGGGCTGCGGGATGGGTGCGCTAGCCGGCGCCAGCATGGGCGCGATGATGGGCGTGGCTACGACACCTCCTCCACCGAGCTATCCCGTCTATCCGATTAACCCGAGATAAGCGGAGACATAAGATGCGCTTGCTAGCGACTGCTGCGACTTTTGCCGTCCTTCTTTTGCCGTTTGCCGCGAATGCGGATTTTGCCAACCGAGTCCAGGTTCAAGGCCACGTTACGGTCGTTGATGCGTGCTGGGATGCCGACGCTGCGGTCGGCGCGTGCACTTGCGCCACGGTTTCGTTGGATAACGGAAAGCAATATGCCATTTCCCCGATTGGTACTCCGGCATCTCACAATGCGTATAGCACGGCCTTGGCGGCGATCCAGCCTGGTCGGACCTTCGCCTTTTGGGACGTCGGCCCTATTTCGGATCGCAGCTGTCACTTCGGCAATGACAATCAGCCGCTGCACATAATCTATGCGCCGGCAGTCTGGTAGGGGATGAATGAGGCTCACGAAATTCGATTTGGATAAACTCCAGCATAGTTGGGGCAAGCCAGACCAAGGGTATCGCCTATGCGTCGGGTGCAACATGCGTGCGGCCATAGGGTCGGAGTTGCTACAGATAGCGGGAGACTGCCAACCCGCTGTCCGCGTTGCAGATGACGGCGTGATCATTCGGGGGCCAGCATCATGATGAAGCTTGAAAGCTGGGACACTGAAGCAAACAAGGCGCTCTGGAAGATTGTTCGCCTGGACGATTATTCGGATGTGCCAGGGAAGATCATCTCGGCTTGCGTGCTCTCGGGCGAATGCGTAATGCAGATTAACGGCGGACAGTCGCAGAACCATTCATTTGGTGCCGGCGGCATTCGGATCATGCCGAACCGGCGTCGGTGATTGAGTGCAAATCGTGTCGATTGCCGCGTTACGGGGATTGTTTGCGGCGTGGCGCCAGGCGCACTATAATAAAACGGGTCATTGGATCTGGTATGGGGAGATAGAGCTTCTTATCCATCAGATCGCCGACATAATCCAGCGGCCCGATCCGGGCGAGAAGGTCTACAGCTCAGCATCGGTTCCGTTGAGCGGCGCCGAGCATAGCATTGAAGTCGCCCTTCATGCTGCTCAATGCGCTGCTGTTGTCGCCGTTGCCGACAAAGAGCAGCGCCGGCCAGAACGCGATGAGGCCGATGGCAACGGCGGCGGCATCGCTTGAGGCTTTGCTGTTCTGAGCGACCGAGGCTGTCGCGATCTGGTGGGACACAACATTCAGTTCATACCCAAGCTCGTCGCAAGACATATTCGTGTATCGCGTTGGCGATACATACGAGGCTCCGATCTGATCAGCCGGCATGGCACATGACGCCAGCATAGCGGCGGTCGTCAGGGCGGCGAAGGTTCTGCGAAACATTTTGTGACCTTTGAAAGTTCGTTTTGGTTGGGTTTTATCTAGCCTTTAGGGGCAGCCCAGCGAAGTGTGTTCCTTCTGTTCCGGGGAACCATTCGGGGCTGGGTTTTCGAACATATCCGACGAACTCTCCGCTCTTTGCGAACGCTTTGATGGCATACCGCGTCGGTAGCGAGCGGTGGCCGGCTGCTTCGGTGACCTCGTAACAGAAGCCGCTGGGGAATTCCGCCGGGAATACTTCGATAGCGTGCTCTGCTTCTTCGCGAGAGTCGAAGCAGGCAAATGGTCCATTAGTCAGGTTCATCAGGGTTCTCTCGCATCCGATGGCGGAAGTGCCTCGGCTCGTTTGATAGACCGTATATATGCGTTCGCGTCGCATAAGTCAAGAGACATAGACCCAAAATTCTAAGGATTTCCGGATGGCAGATTTCCGCTGCGGTCCCGCACGGGACTTGCCGCTAAAGGACGGTGTTGCCTTCGATCGGGGCGGAGCGATTTCTGCGATGCTCGACGCGGCCGGCATAGGCGGCGACAGCCCTAACTTTGCCCAGGCAAAGCGCGGGTTTCTGATCGTCGACGCTGAGAAGCCTGATCTTAGGGGCAGCTATCACCTCCCCTTTGCCGACATGGTTAATGGCACTCTTACCGCGATCGGCAATGGCGTTCGGAACGCTGCCTCTCGGCTACCGCAGATGAACAACGTGCCGACCGATGTCGAGGCTGCGGCTCGCCGTGTGCTCGACGCCTACATGGCGAAGATCCACGACGCTGCCGGGAAGAGCGTCGATACCACAGCAAAGCAGATGCCGTCACCCGCCGAGGATGAGTCGGCAGCGGACTTTACCGCCCGGTGTCTGATCGACACCACGATGATGGCGGAGCACTCCAACCCCGCTGAGCGGGCCGCAATGTGTCAAGCCATCTGGCAGGACTATTGCGAAGCGGAGGAAGAGGCTGAAGAAGCCGGTGGCGGCATGATGCAGATGGCCGCCAAGCAGGCTCCCGCAGACGGCAAGGTCTACCGCGCATACTCGATCCTCACCGTAAAGAACCTGAATGAGGACGAGCGTGTCATCCGCGGCACCGCCACGACTCCCAGTCCAGACCGTATGTCAGACGTTGTCGAACCATTGGGTGTGTCGTTCAAGAACCCCTTGCCACTGCTATGGCAGCACGATTCAGACAAACCAATCGGGTTAGTTAACTTCGATCCGCCAAACACTAAAGGCGTGAAGTTTGAGGCGCGCATTCCCAAGGTAACTGAGCCAGGTATCCTTAAGGATCGCGTCGACGAAGCTTGGCAGTCAATCCGGTACGGATTAGTGACTGGCGCAAGTATTGGCTTTAAGCCAATGAAAGGTGAAATAGAGTATCTCGAAAGTGGCGGTATTCGGTTCAAGAAAACCTCCATATTTGAGCTAAGTTTAGTTACGATCCCGGCAAACGAACAATGTACTATAGAGACCATAAAGTCTCTCGACAGCAAATCGGCAGCCGCGCTCGGCAATAAACGATCTGCAGTCATTCTCACTCGTCCCGGCGCTGCGGGAATATCCGCAACATCTAAGCCAGAGGCTTATTCCAACATGAAGACCATTGCTGAGCAGATTACTGCTCTTGAAGCTACGCGCGTCGCCAAAGCGGCCCGTATGAATGAAATTATGCAAGTCCCCATGAATGAGGGGCGTTCGACCGATGCTGCCGAAGCTGAGGAGTTCGATACTCTTGAGCAAGAGGTTGATGCCGTCGACCGTGACCTCAAGCGGCTGCGCATTGCCGAGAAGATGAATGCGCAGCATGCCAAGGCTGTGGCTGCGGCGACCCCAACCGAGGCATCTGCTTCGCGCGGCGGGCACATTGTCGTAAAGCAGCAGGAGAAGCTGCCGCCGGGGGTTGGGTTCGCCCAGCTCGTAAAGTGCATCGCTGCAGGTCGTGGAAACCTGATGCAATCTGCTGAGATGGCACGGCATATCCATGGCGATCAGTCGGATGTTACGCAGGCCATTAAAGGCTTGTCACGCATCGGGACCAGCAACGATCTGAACCTGATTGAGCGCGCCGCCGTCCAGGGCGGGACGACTACCGACTCCGATTGGGCGGGGCCTCTCGTGTTCCCGTTCCCGCGCCTGGCGACCGAGTTTGTCGAATTCCTCCGGCCCCTGACTATCTTGGGCCGAATTCCAGGAATGACGCAAATTCCGTTCAATGTGAATATTGCCGCGCAGAACAGTGGTTCGACGGCAGCCTGGGTTGGCGAAGGTAAAGCCAAGCCAGTTACGTCCTTCGGGTTTACCAGCGTGAACTTCCGCTGGGCAAAAATCGCAGCCATCATGGTGCAAACCGAGGAGCTGATGCGGTTTTCCAGCCCATCATCGGATATGCTGTTCCGGAACGAGCTAGCACGCGCCATTGCTGAACGTCAGGATCTTGACTTCCTCGATCCAGCCAATGCCGGCACAGCAAACGTCAAGCCGGCCTCGGTCACCAATGGCGTTAGCCCGATCGTCTCGACAGGAAACGATGCCGATCACGTCAGATTGGATCTCGAAAATCTGCTGGCGACATTCGACGCGGTCAATATCTCGTTGACGAACCCTGTGTTTGTCATGTCGATAACAAAGGCACGCGCTCTCTCGTTGATGCGGACGGCTTTGGGAACCCGTGAATTCCCGGACATCAATTTGATGGGCAACGGTTCCATCGAAGGCATTCCGGTTGTCTCATCGCAGTATGTGACGCGGTTTGGTACCACCGGTGGCGAGTATATCGCGCTGCTGAATGCCGAGGATATCTGGTTCGCCGATGACGGCCAGGTAACCATCGACGCCAGCCGCGAGGCCTCGCTGCAGATGGACGACTCACCGACCGAAGAGTCCTCGGGTGGAACTGGCGCATCTATGGTGTCAATGTTCCAGACCAATTCAATAGCTCTCCGTGGGGAAAGATACGTCAATTGGCAGAAGCGGCGCGCTCAGGCGGTTGCACTCCTCGGGAATGTGTTCTGGGGTCATTCTGCAGTTTCTGGAACCTAGTTTAATCAATAGCTTAGTCGGAAGCGAGGGATGATTTCTTCGCTTCCGATTTTGCTTCCTATTGGCCTGTGTGTCTGCTAATTTGCGGTTTCGTTTGGAACTTGCAAATGGGGGCAGACATGCCAGTTTATATCTATGGGTTACGGTGCCCATTGACGGACGCAATCCGGTACGTTGGGAAATCCGGTGACCCTGAAAAGCGCCGCCACAGCCATGTCGGCGAGGCTGCGCGAAGAGAAAAGAACCACCATACTGCGCGGTGGCTTCGGAAGATTTTGGCTTTAGAGCTTTTGCCGGGGATTGTAGTTCTGGAAAAAGTCGCGTCTGGTACACGTTGGCAAGACGCGGAGCGACGGTGGATCGCTTATGGGCGCGCTGAGGGCTGGCCGTTGACCAACTCTACGGCTGGCGGAGAGGGTTTAGATTATATTGATCCTGTGGCTGAGGCGGCATATCGCAAAAACGTTAGCCGCGTTATGAAAGAATATTGGAACAGACCGGAGCAACGCGAGATTGCTCGGCAACGGGTCATCAAGACTTGGACTGATCCAGAGCTTTCAAAACGTCGCATTGCCAAGGGAATGGCCACGCGCGCTAGACCGGAAGTTAAGGCGATATGGGCGGCGGCGATGGCAGAAGTGTTTGCGCGGCCAGAAGTTAAATCCAAGAAATCAGCCGCAACGAGGGCGATGTGGCAGAAGGAAGAATATCGCGCCGCAATTCTGGCATCCCGCAACGATCCCGTCTTCCTGGCAGAGCAGGCGCAGCGGCTTGCTGATCGGTGGCAGGACCCGGAGCATCGGGAGAAGATGCAGCAGGCTCGCTGGAGCGAAGAGAAGCGCCAGGAACAGGCGAAGCGCATTGCCGAGCCCGAGCGGGCTGCGAAGATCAAAGCGAAGTTATCCGACCCTAAATTAATCAAGCGCCGCAATGCGGCAATCAAAGCCAGCTGGGACCGCCGGAAGGCGGCAAAGGCGGCTGCGACGTGAAATTAGGATGGAATAATGGCGACACTCATTGCGACGAAATCATTTTTCTTGAGCGGCCGTGGCGACATTCATGCGGGCCAGACATTTGAGATCGCCGACCGCCATGCGCGGACGCTGAAGGCCATTGGTAAGGCGAAAGACCCGCCGCAGGAGCGAGACCTTATGCCGCCTCGCCGCTACAGGACGCGAGCCGAGCCTCAGCCCGATGCTCAGTCTCCTAAAGCCGATGTCCAGACTCCCGAAGCGCCGGAAGAGCATCAGGAGGAACCTTTGGTGCCGAGGCACGAGGAGCCGGTCGATGAGCGCGCCCAGATCTTGGCGGCTTTGCGCACCCGAGCTGCAGCGATGGGTATCGAGGTCGATGGACGATGGGGTGAGGAGCGGTTGCGTGGCGAGATAAATGCCGTACGGGCACGCTACGATCGTCGCGATATGCAAGCCAAAGAGTAGTTGAAACTCTTTGGGCTCGAAATTGGTCGAGCCATAAAAACAAAAGGTTTGTCTGCCCCCTATGATGGGGGTTCGGGCGGTTGGTTTCCTGTCATAAGGGAAGGGTTTGCCGGCGCCTGGCAGAGGAACGTCTCATTCGACAGAACGACATCTCTATCGTTCCATGCGGTATGGGCGTGCATAACGCTGATCTCTCACGACATTTCAAAGCTGCGGGTTAAGCTCATACAGCAACAAAGCGATGGGACGTGGCAGGAGATTACCAACCCGGCATATAGCCCGGTGCTGCGCGACCCCAATGATTTTCAGCACGACCACCAATTTTGGGAAGTCTACATCCTCTCGAAGCTGGTGCACGGCAACACCTATGTTCTGAAGCGCCGCGACAACAGAAATGTAGTGACGGACCTCTACGTGCTGGATGCGGCGCGGGTAAAGCCGCTGGTCGCAGACGATGGCTCCGTGTTCTATGAGCTTAACGCGGACAATCTGAGCGGCGTTGGCGAGCGCATTGTGGTACCGGCTCGCGAGATGATCCACGATCGGTGGAACTGCCTCTTTCACCCATTGATTGGGCACTCTCCCATTTTCGCTGCGGGACTTGCTGCTTCGCAGGGTTTGCGGATACAGCACAACTCGGACGCATTCTTTCGCAATCGGGCCGCGCCGAGCGGCATTCTAACGGCGCCCGGCCATATTGAAGAGGGTACCGCGCGGCGACTGAGAGAGCTGTGGAACGACAATTATTCCAATGAGAATGCCGGCAGCGTTGCGGTTGTTGGCGATAACCTAAAGTTCCAGCAGCTTACCATGACTGCGGTCGACGCGCAGCTGGTGGATCAGCTCAAATTGTCGGCTGAGATGGTCTGCGGCGTATTCCACGTGCCGCATTACAAGGTCGGCATTGGCGAGGTTCCGGTTCGCACTGGAATTGAAGCGCTGAACCTCGAATATTATACTCAGGCATTGCAGAAGCTGATCGAGGATGCTGAGGGATGCCTCGATCGAGCGCTGGGCCTGGGGCCTGATATTGGCGTTGAGTTTGACATTGACGCCTTGCTCAGAATGGATACGGCGGCGCGGGTCGCCGCTATGAAGGACGCCATTGGTTCAGGCGGTTTCTCGCCGGATGAGGCCCGCAAGAAATTCTTTGATATGGGGCCGACTGAAGGCGGCGACTCGCCGTACCTCCAGCAGCAAAACTTTAGCCTCCAGGCTCTCGCAAAACGCGATGCGCTGGACAATCCATTTGCCGCCGGCACGGCAGTGGCGCCAAAATCTGGATCATCTCCCTCGGCGCAGCAATCTGCCGACGCCTCCGCGCAATCTGCTGAGGCTGCCGCCGCAGCTGATCTTGCTGGGGCGGCTCAGGCCAATGCCGCGTTAGTGGAAATCTACCGTGGACTGGCCTAATGTTCGACGGCAAGGCTTTCGGCCTAGAAATAGTCGGTGCTGTAAGGACTCATATCGACAAAGCCTTATCGCCGCTCAAGGCCCAATTGGATGAATTTGGAGCGCGTCTCGCACAACTGGAAGCGAGAGCAGCGGAGACGCCCGCGCCGCGTGATGGCGATCCAGGCCCGCCAGGGAAGGACGCCGATGTCACCGAAATTCTCCAGATTGTCGATCAGCGGCTCGCAGCCATCTCCACAGATACAGTCGGCGTGGAGCTATTGGATTCCGCCGTGCAGCGCACCGTCGACCAGCGCCTGGCCGAAGCAGTTTCCAAGATCGAGCTGCCTATCCCTCAAGCCGGCAAGGACGGTGTTGGGCTATCGGGTGGGTTCATCAATAAGGCTGGCGAGCTGGTGCTTACGACGACCAGCGGCAATGTTACAGTCCTTGACCGGGTTGTTGGTCGGGATGGCGAGAAGGGTGAGCGAGGCCTTCCCGGCGAAAGGGGTTTTCCCGGAGAGAAGGGTGATCCAGGTGAACCCGGTGCCGCCGGTCCTGCGGGCGCGACTGGGGCAAAAGGCGATCCCGGCGAGATGGGCGCTCGGGGAGAGTTGGGGGCTACCGGAGACAAGGGAGACCCTGGCGAGAAGGGTGATCCTGGCGAGCGTGGCCTTTCCGGCGAGCCCGGTCCTAAGGGGGACCAAGGCGAGCCCGGTGTAACCGGCGAGAAGGGAGATCCTGGAAAGGATGCCGATCTCGACGCGTTGGCTGCAGATTTTGCCAGGCTGTCAGCCGAAATGTCGACCAAGGCAGATGAGCAGTTCGCCATCCTCAAAAGCCAGCTGGCCAAAGAAATCGAGTCGGTCGGCGAGGTTGTCGGATCGACTTTGGGCCAGCTTGAGGCTCGCATTGAGGAATTTAGTGCGTCGATAGCGACAAGAGCCGCTGAAGAGGCGGCTAAGGTCCCCGCAATCCCTGGACCGCAAGGAGATCCGGGACCAGCAGGAAAGAACGCCGACCCTATCGACATGACTGTTGTCCATGATATGATTGTGGGTCAGGTCAAAGCGCAAGCTCCCGAGATCATCGCCAAAGAAGTTGCTGGATTACCGCCCGCCGAGCGCGGGGAGCAGGGTCCGCCTGGACGAGATGCAGAGCCTATCTCCGAGGATACTGTTCGGGGGATGATTTCGACAGAGGTCGGCGCTATCGCTGAGCCTCTGGTCAAGACGTATGTTGCCGATGAGGTGGCGAAGTTGCCGCCTGCCGAGCGTGGCGAAAAGGGCGAGCAGGGTCCACCGGGACGTGATGCAGAGCCTACGCCTCTTGATGTAGTGCAAGAGATGGTTGTGGGCGTTGTCAAAGAGCACGCCGCCCCGATCATTCAAGCCCAGGTCGTCGAGGAGGTTGCTAAGCTGCCGCCTCCAGAGCGAGGCGAGAAGGGCGATCCAGGCCGTGATGCAGAGCCAACCCCGCTCGACGTTGTGCGCGATATCGTTGCTGAGCACGCCCAGCCCATCATCAAGGCTCAGGTCGTCGAGGAAGTCAGCAAGCTGCCGCCACCTGTACGCGGAGAGAAAGGCGAGCCAGGTCGAGATGCTGACCCCTTCCCGGTCGACTCTGCCAGGGAGTTGATCGCGATCGAGGTGAAGCGTGCTTTCGACGCTGCTCCGAAGCCCGTAGACGGCCACACGCCGACGGAAGAGGAATTGCGGGCGCTGGTATGTCCGATCATCGAAAGGGGCTTCAGCGAGCTTCCTGAGCGGGTTTCCGTGGCAAGTTCGGTCATTGATCGCAGCGGCACGCTTCTTCAGATGATGACAGATGGCTCGGTTAATTATGTCGGTCCCGTCGTGGGCAAAGACGGACGCGACGGACACGATGCTGATATGTCGACAATCATGAATCGCATCAGCGAGGCGATTGAGCAAAAGTTTGCCACGATAGAAAGGCCTCGTGACGGCAAAGACGGTTTGGGGTTTGATGATCTTCAGGTTGTCCACGACAGCTTTAGGACTTTTACACTTCAATTCTCGCGGGGTTCTGAGACAAAGAGCTTCGATTTCCAGCTTCCGGTCGTCTTATATCGCGGGGTCTACCGTGAAGAGAATAAATATGATGTTGGCGACGCTGTGACTTATGGCGGGTCTCTTTGGATTGCGGAGCGTGATCCCGATGGGGGGCCTGGGCTTCCTGGGCATGATCATGGTTGGCGATTGGCTGTAAAACACGGTCGCGATGGCCGTGACGGCAAGGACGGTAAGCCGGGCGAACCCAAGCCGGTTAAGGTATCGCACGACTAAATGAATGGCAACAGACCGGAGTGGTATCCCGATTGGGAAGGCGAAACTGTAGTTCTGGTCGCGAGTGGGCCGAGTGCAGTTGACATTAATCTCGACGAGGGAATTGGGCAAGCAAAGTTCGTCGCGATCAACAAATCGGTCGATCTTTGCCCGTGGGCTGACGTTTATTACTGCTGCGATTTTCAATGGTGGGCTAATTATGGCGGCTGCCCGCAATTTCGCGGGCTGAAGGTTTGCGTCGATTATCGTATTAAAGACAAACCAAAATGGGGTGTTCATTTCCTCAATTGCGCCAAGCCTGACGACCGCCTTATCCTGGATCGGATAGGTACTGTCGGGTGGGGCGGCAATTCTGGCTTCAATTGCATGAATTGGGTTGCGCAGTTGAAGCCAGCCAAAATTATATTGGTTGGGTACGACATGACGAAGGCGTGGGGCTCGCATTGGCATGAGCCCCATCCTTTGCCTTTGACGAACCCGACAGAGTTTAACGTGGAGCGGTGGCGGCGGGTGATGGATGCTGCGGCGGGGCAGCTGCGGGAGGCCGGGATCTGCGTCATCAATTGCAGCCCCATCTCTTCGTTGAAGAAGTATCCGAAGATGTCGTTTTTGGAGGCATTGGAGTATCGTCCAGGATCTCCGATGCCGGAGCCGCCGGCGGCTCTCCTTGTCCCCCGGATTGTAGCTGGCCCGGTTCCGGCGTCGGAGACTAAATTGCTTGATCCCCTGGATGGCTGCAAAACCATGCTGGAGCTTGGCAACAAGAAAAACAAAAAGGGCCTCTACAAAGATCACTTCGTTGCGCTCGGCATAGCTCACACCAGCGTTGATCTGAACGGGCTGGACGGAGCGCTGCCTTTGGATCTGCAGAAGCCTCTTAATCTAGGCCAGAGGTTCGATATCGTCACCAATTTCGGTACAAGCGAGCATGTCGACAACCAAGAGGCATGCTGGCGTAATATCCTTGATCACTGCGGGCGGGTGCTCGTCAGCACGACGCCGCTTCCGGGAGACTGGAAATGGCATGGTCGATGGTATCCTCGGCCTGACTTCTTTACGACTTTGGCAAAGGACAATGGGTTCTCTCTCGATCGCCTGTATGTCGATGGGATGCAGCCGAGAAGGATGATTTATGCTCGCATGACTCGGATCAAGGACAAAAACTTTTCGATGCCTCCGGAGACGATGATCTATCGCAATAGCGCGGGTCAGAAGATTGGGGCTTACGGGGCATGACCGAGCCGGTTCGTGTGTTTATCGGCGCGCCGCCAGACGGGTTAGATGCCGAGTGCCAGGCGGTGTGTGAAGCGACGTTACGCAAGCATTCGTCATTACCCATCGATCTGACGTGGATGATCGCTACAACAGATCCATCGAGTCCGTGGTCCGATTGGGATATGTCCGGCTGGACGACGCCTTTTTCGGGATTTCGCTTTGCGGTGCCGGCAGTTTGTGGATTTGAAGGCAGAGGAATATATTTAGACTGTGATACGATAATCCGCTCGGATATTGCTGAGCTGTGGAATATGCCGTTGCCATCAGGGAAGATCGTTGCGGCGCGTGGGGGCTGGCGGTTTTGCGTCAGCTTGTTTGATTGCGCAAAGAGCAGACCGCACATATTCCCAATGGACGGGCTGAAAAATTCAGGCAGCTTCGCGTCTCAAATATCATATTTCCGGCTTCACCAGAACCTTGTGCATCCATTGGGGTCGGCGTGGAACTGGCTTGACGTGGAAGATAGCACGCCGCTGTCTCATGCGAAGATAATCCACTATAGCGCTCTGGCAACACAGCCGTCCAGACGCCACGCCGTTTTGCGGCTCGCTGCGCAAGGGCGAAAGCATTGGTATAACGGCTCGGTTCGGAAACACCCGCGTCAAGCGATTGTCGAGATGTTCGATGCGGAGCTTGAAGAGGCAAAAGCAGCCGGCTTTACGCCAGATCTGTATGAACCAGCACAGAGGGCAGCGTGAAGGCGCCGGTTTCTGTGCGCGGCGGGACCATTCTCAAGCGGTTGCCGCGGAATGCGCGAATGGCGGAGATCGGCGTTTTTGTGGGAACACTCTCACAATACCTGTTGCGCGCTCGCCCTGATATGCATCTGACGATGATTGACAGTTGGGCCGCCCAGGAGACTCAGCCCGGCGCATACCTGGAAACCAGAGACAGGCACGCTCTTTGCTCGGCGGAGGAAATGACCTCGTACCGACTTGCCGCCAAACGCAGAGCGCACCGGTACCGGGACCGAGTGGACGTGATGTGCATGCCCTCGGTTGCGGCTGCACCCTTGATTGACGATCACTCGATGGACCTGGTGTTCCTCGACGGAGATCATTCGTATGAAGGTGTCTGCGACGATATCCGGGCGTGGCAAAGCAAGGTGAAGCCTGGCGGCTATTTGGGCGGACACGATTACGAAAACCCGGATTTTCCGTTTCCTGGCGTCAAGCGGGCAGTGCTTGAGATGTTGTCGCACATGATTTTGGAGCTAGATCAAGACGGCACATGGTTCTGTCAGTGCTGACGATCGCGTGCGTGCTGAAGACCGGCGGGGACTTTGATCCATCGCACGTTACCAGGCTACGGGATAATGTTGCGGGGCATCTTAATCTGAATCATAGATTTGTGTGCTTAACCGACGATCGTGTAGACTGTGATTCAATCCCGCTGGGAAATAAGTGGCCTAACTGGTGGGCCAAAATTAATTTATTCCGCCCAGGGCAATTCGATGGCCCTGTTGTCTACTTTGATCTGGATGTTCTGATCGTCGGACAGCTCGACTCCATTGTTTTGGATCACAGCTTTACGATGCTTAAAAGCTTCTGGCCGCATGGCAATGTGAATTCGTCCGTCATGGCGTGGATGGCAGACAACATGGCGCCGGTTTATGAGCGATTTAGCAATGGACCTGTGGTTTGGATGAACGGGTATCGGTCTAAAAGCAAATGGGGCGATCAGGATTTCATATTCGACCATTCTCATATTGAGCCGGAATATTGGCAGGACAAATTTCCTGGAGCATTCTGTTCGTATAAACTTAACGTGGAAAAGAACGGCGGCAAAATCCCTGTGGGTACTAAAGTCGTAATCTTCCACGGTCAGCCCCGCCCTTGGGATACGGAGATCGGTCGGCGGTATGAACCTAGTCAATAGTGAAATTATCTCTGCGGCCAGCGATTTTAACCTAACCACGCTGGCCGCAGTTAAAATGGAATTCGACATTACGACCACCGACCAGGACGCCTATCTCGAATCTTTGATCAGCAGAGTGAGCGGCGCAATATCAAGCTATTGCCGGCGCGTTTTTGCGCGGCAGACGTATCAAGACACTTTCGTGGCCTATCATCGGCATCAGCAGAATTGGTTGCGGGGAACCGCCTGGGTCATTCCGTGGGGTGCGCGCGGGGCTTTGTTTTTAGCTAACAGGCCCGTGATTTCGGGCTCTCTTACGGCAATGCGGGACGGCCACACTCTTGTCGAAGGCCAGGATTATCGACTGTTTCGCGATATGGGGAAGGTCGATGCACTTAACGGCATTGGCCAGGAGGTCGTCGTGACCTATGACGCTGGCTGGGTTTTGCCAGGATGGCCCGATACCGGCGGCTCCACGCTCCCTGCAGAGGTTACGGGCGCGGCGATCATGCTGATCCTCGGCATGCGGCAGTCTGGGCGATTGGCCTATACCGACCGGGACCCGTTCCTGCGAACCGAGACTGTCGACGGTGTCGGCAGCAGGACCTACTCGCAGCAAGCCATAGGAAGCGCGACCGGTTCCTCGACGACCGGCCCGGGGATGATTTCGGGACCAATCGCCGACGCCCTCGCGCCTTATGTGATCCCCGTTAGCGCATAAAAAGGACAGACCGATGCCACGTGACAGTCTTCGGCATTGTCAACACGAAATAGCGAAGGCGTGGAGCGACACACCTCACGATCAATCCGTAATCTCTCAGTTGGAGAATTCGCTCGTGCGAACCCAGATAACCACGGTGGCTCCAGTGGCATTGACCAACGGGGCGCGAGTGCGGCGGCCGGCGAGCGGCGGCATCACGGTCCCGAGTGGGTTTGGCTACAGCACGGTGCAGATCGATATTAACTTAACGGACGCAGACAAGCTCTCTGTAGGAGCAACGCTCGATCTGGAGGTTTATTTCTCGTTTGATGCTGGCGCCACCTGGGAATTTGCTGCTGGGTACCTTAGCCCCAACGTATGGCATTCATACGGGCCGAATGGGATTAGCGGCATAAATCCGGACGGTACCACATACCTCAATCCTGACCCGTCTATTTACGTTGCGCTCAACGGCGTAACCGGACAGCTGGTGCATATCGAGTATGTAGCGCAGGGGCTTTCGACCGCTGGTCTCACTCTCTATGGGGTAAGCTGATTTGGCGATAGCCTTCAGCACCTTTGTTGATTTAGGGAACAATGCAGGGTCAACCACTAGCCTGACCGCGGCTTGTAATTCAGGGGCGGGAAGCGGTCTCAATAGCCTGCTGGTTGTCTCAATTGGGACGGATCTGAACACCGCTTCCGCGGGAACAGATTTTGACGACATAACTAGCGTCACCTATGCCGGATTGGCAATGACGCTGGCAGCCAAGATTGTCGATCATGCCAGCGCTGACCCCAAGACCCCTCGGTTTTTGTATTTGTATTATCTTGTCAATCCTAAACCTGGTAGCAATAACGTCGTTATATCTTGCGCCAATACCCATTACATACTCGCCGTGGCTGCGGTTTATACGGGGGTAAGACCGCAATCCCCGATTGACGTTACTAATACAGACGAGGTATTCAATTCAACAGCAGAGACATCATCGATCGCTAGTTCAATATTCAATTGCTGGGCCATTTTAACTAATTCTCCCTACACGTTAACGACCCTCGCGGCGATAACGGCGGGTTCCGGACTGACGCTTCGCGGAGTGGGCGCTCCGAACAATTTCCCATCGATTTTCGACAGCAATGGGACAATAACGCGCGGCTCCGCGTATAGCATGACGGTTAACATGTCGCCGGCATGTAACGACACGGAGGTGATAGCGACGCTTGCCCCTGCGTTAACACAAACGCAGGTCATCCTTACTTCCGCGAGCGCTACCCCTTGGGTTCGGCCGGGCAATTTCCCCGGCACGGCAGATCTTGTGGAGCTGATCGGCTCCGGCGGCAAAGGATCATTGCGCGCAAGCTCTACGCGGGCGGGCAACGGCGGCGGTGGGGGCGAGTATCGCTCGGTTGCCGCCTATGCAATTGCGAGCAACCCCACATTCTCTATCCCGGCTGCGGGCACAACGGCGAATACGACGTTCAATTCAGGCGCATTGATTGCGGTTCATGGCAATGATGCATCCACTACTGTCGCCGGTATTGCCGGAACGGGTGGAACGGGCGGCTGGGGTTTTGATGGGGGCGCTGGGCGTCTGACCCCAACATCAACCGCGTTCGGTGGTGGTGGGGGT